TATTCCGGTGGCTCTGCATTGAAACTTACAAATCAACAAGTAAGTGAAAGAACAGGAAGAGCAAGTAGAACATCAACACAAACTATAAAACAGGACAATCAAAATCCGATTTTAAGCGATGGTTCAAGAGAATATGCGGTTAGATTAATATACCCTGATAAAACAACAGTACCTAATAACGATGTCGGTAATAATTTTAGTGATCAGGATGGTGGAAGTAATTATCAAACATTTACAATAGAAAAAGCAGGAACTTATACTATAAGTGCTTATGTAAGAGCAAATGTAAAACATTATCCAACAGCAGCAAATTTTAATTTTAGTGGGGATTTAAATACTGTGGGGATTTTACAAATAGTAAAAAATCCTGAAAATAAAGGTAGTTATAATACAAATATAGCAAGTAGAGTAATTAATTTACAACCATATGCTGCAATAAGTCCAAGAGATGATTCATTTAATATTTTAAATCAAATAAACTTTACTCCTACAGTTTCAAGCGGCACAACATCTTTAACAGGAGAAGGAACATTATCGGTTAATGCTTATTTAGAAAAAGATGATATAATACAAATAAAAATATTAAAAGCAGTTGGAAACCAATTTACTCCTAATTCACTTTATAGAGTTGGAACAGTTAGAGAAACTGTAGGAACAAATAGTTATGCTGAATTAAATATATTACAAGACAGTTATTTTTCAGTTGCATTAGCAGATACAAATATACAAGAAGATGACGATGTAGAAATCAATGCAGTACTGCCTGATAAAATAAAGCAAAGCGAATTTTTCAATTCAATAGTAAAGGCATTTAATTTATTTGTAGAAGTTGACAAACAAAACGCAAACAAACTATTAATAGAACCAAGACCAACATTTTATAGTAGTGGCACAGTTCAGGATTACTCTAATAAATTAGATTATTCAAAAGAAACTAAAATAATACCATTAGGAGAACTAAATAATAAATCCTATGTATTTACTTACAAAGAAGATACTGATTATTTTAATTCTAACTATAAAACAACGTTTAATGAAATTTACGGACAAAAGAAATACGATATATTAAACGATTTCTTAAAAGGTGAAGTAAGAACTGAATTAATATTTAGTCCTACAGTTTTAGTTGATACTATTGGGCATGATAGGGTAATTTCTAAAATATACACATTAGAATCAAATGGAACTATAAAACCTACACAATCAAATATTCGTTTATTATATTGGGGTGGACTTAAAACAACTAATGTTCAATGGCAACATATTGCAACAAGCGGAACGACATATAGAGGTAATTTTCCTTACGCTGGTCATTTAGACGATGTAAATAATCCTACAATAGATTTAAACTTTGGAGTACCTTATCAAGTATATTACACACCTATAAAATATACTGCTAACAATCTTTATAATAAATATTGGAAAGATTATATTGAGCAAATAAGTGATAAAGATTCTAAGATATTTTCAGGCTATTTTCTACTTAATGAGTGGGACATTCAAAACTTAGATTTTAGAGATACTTATTTTTTTGAAAATGATTTTTGGAGATTAAATAAGATTATTGACTACGATAGGATAAACAATCAACCGACAAAGTGCGAGTTTATAAAATTAAAAACTTTACCTGAATATATTGATGATATTGGAGTTGATATAAATGGAGGTGTAAAAAATTTAGATACAGATACACCTGCACCAACAGCAAGAATAGGAACTACGTTTAATAATAACCATGTAGCAGATGGAGCAATAGTAAGTGGTAAAAATAATATCGTAAGTAGTGGAGATGGTGTAATAGTAAGTGGTGATTCAAATGTTGTAGGTTATGGAAGTTCAAATGTTTCCATTTTAGCAAGTACAGGTGTAACAATATTAGGTGGTGTTTCCAATGTAGCAGTAACTAACAGCAGCGGAATAACTGTAACAGATTCAAACGTTACTTATAACAATGGCATTAAGACATTAAACAATGTATCTTACAAACACTATATAGCATTATTAAGTCAATCAGGAACAAACGCACCAACAGCAAATGTTTTAGAAAATACATTAGATGAAGAATTAACATGGACTTATACAGCAGTAGGATATTATACAGCAACAAGTAATCAATTTTTGCGTTCTAAAACAGCAATTCTTATAAATCAGACATCAACTTTAAATATAGGAATAGGAGCTTTTATAACTGCATCAACAGTTACAACTGATGACCAAGTAATAATAAATGTTTATGATCCTTATAATTCATTTGCAAATGTTAATAGTTTTTTAGTTGATACATATATTGAAATACGAGTTTACAATTAATTGGTACTTATAAAACATGGCAAAGACAGTATTTGAAATAGATATAGAAACAGCAGGTGCAGTAAGCTCGGCAAAAGATTTAAGAGAACAGTTTAGCATTTTAGAAGATAAAATGTTTGAACTTGCAAATGCAGGAAAAGAGGGAACAAAGGAATTTGAAGCGATAAGAAGAGCTTTAGCAGGTACTAAGGAACGTATTGATGATTTAAATGAGACAATCGATTTGTTGAAGCCTGAAGCTAAATTTCAGGCATTTGCAAACTTAGGAGCAGGAATAGCGAGTGGATTTGCAGCAGCACAAGGTGCAGCACAATTATTTGGTAGTGAATCAGAAGAATTAAATGAATCACTTGCAAAAGTTCAATCTGCAATGGCATTAGCCCAAGGGGTTCAAGGTCTTGCAGGAATGGGTGATAATTTAAGAGTTGTAGGTGCTATGTTAAAATCTACAGCTATTGGAACTAAATTAGTAACAGCGACTCAATGGCTTTATAATGCAGCAATGGCTGCAAATCCTATTGGATTAGTTGTAGCAGCATTAGCAGCATTAGTCGGAGTGATTGCTTTGGTTGTAAAATCTCAAGAAAGTGCTATTGAAGAAGAAAAAAAATTAATAGCTGCAAGAGAAGCTGAATTAAATCAATTAAAAAGATTAAAAGATTCATTAGAGAATTTTCAATCTTTTGAAACAAATTTAGCAAAGGCAAGAGGAAAAACATTAATAGAAACGAGAGAATTAGAAGATAAACAATATAAAGAAAGAATTGAAAATTTAAGAAATTTAAAAAATGCAACTCAATTACAAATAGACCAAATTGCAGCTGCTCGATTAAAAGCAGATGCAGATGAAAGTAAAGAATTAAAAACAAAACAAGATGAATTAATAAAAGAAGAAAAATCTTATAACGATGAAATTTTACAATTAATTCAAAATAGATCAGTATTACAAGAACAAAGAATTACAGATGATTTAAAAGCAGAAGAAGAAAAAAGAAAAGAGGCAGACGAAAAAGCAAAAACAGCAAGAGATAAAAAAACTACTGATGATTTAGCAGCTGCTGAAAAGTGGAGACAAGAACAACAAAAATTTATTCAATATGAAATAGATGCTTTAAATAATAAATTTGGTGAAGAAGAACAAATAATAGCCGAACAACAACTTTCAACTAAAATTGCGTTAGGTATTGCAACTCCTGATGAAATTGAAGCATGGAACGCTTTTAGATTATCTGAACAAAAAAAATATAATGATGAAGTTGCTGCTGAATTAAAAAGATTAGCAGATGAAAAAGCTAAATTAGATAAAATTGATGAAGAAAAAGCAAAGAAAAAAGAAGAAGATGAGAAACTAAGATTAGAAAATTTAAAGAAAGCAAAAGAGCAAGAAGTCCAATTAACTTTACAAGGTTTACAAGCGATACAAGGATTAGCAGATTCATTTGCTGGTAAAAGTGTAGAAAGTCAAAAACGTGCTTTTCAAATAAAAAAGGCAGCATCATTAGCTCAAGCAACTATTGAAACATATCAAGCAGCACAGTCAGCGTATGCAAGTCAAATGACTATACCAACACCTGATGCTCCTATTCGTGCAAACATAGCAGCAGCAATAGCAATAGCAAGTGGATTAGCAAGAGTGGCAGTAATAGCAAAACAAAAGTTTGAAGGTGGTGGTGCAGGTGCTACCGGTGGCGGTGGTGGTGGTAATTTAGGAACTTTTAGTCAAGGTAGTGGTGGTCAACCTCCGCAAGGATTAACAGCACAAAACACAGTTACTCAACTTAACCCTGATGGCTCAATTGCAGGGCAAGGTAATAGACAGGCAGCACCAATGAAAGCGTATGTAGTAGAAAGTGAAAGTAGAGCAGTAACAGAGAGAGTAAATAAATTAAGTAATAATTCAAAAATAGGATAACATGGAAAATTTACCAGTTTATAAATTAGTAATTGATGATAGCGATGAACTTGGTGTTGAGTTTGTTGCATTAGTAGACCAACCTGCCACAGAAACAAATTGGCATGCATTCAAAGAACATCAGTTTGAAACTTACAACGATTACCCAAAACAAGCAAGTGAAAATGCAAAGATAGCTTTAAGATGGGCTGAAGAAAACGGATGGGGTGATTGCGGCACTCCAGTTGGAAAAGCAAGAGCAAATCAATTGGCTAATGGTGAGAATATAAGTAGAGATACCATTGCAAGAATGGCTGCATTTGAAAGGCACAGACAAAATAGTCAAAAGGCATTAGGAGATGGATGTGGTCGCTTAATGTGGTTAGCATGGGGTGGTGATGCAGGAATTGAATGGGCGCAAAGAAAGTTAGAGCAAATAGACAAACAAGAAATGGTAGTTAACCCACGTGCCGGTGAAAGCAAAGATGAATTTGTATCTCGTTGCATATCTGTTGAAGTAGGTAATGGAATAGACCAAGACCAAGCAGCAGCCATCTGTTATTCTAAATGGGAAAACAATGATATGAATGCACAGTTTAAATTCTATGCTGACAAAGAACGAAGGTTAATAAGTGGCGCATTAATGATTGCAGACCTTCCGATATATCGTAAAGATGAAAGCGGTGAGTATTATGTAATTTTCGATAAAGACCAAATAGAAAAGATTGCACAGCGTTTTTTTAAAAAAGGATATAGTCATAACGTAAATATGATGCACGATCCAGAAAGACAAGTTAATGGAGTTTACATGGTAGAATCTTTTATCATAGATAAAACAAGAGGTATTAAAACACCTGAAGGATACCCGACATTAACAGAGGGTAGTTGGTTTGGAACTTTTAAAGTAGATAATAATGAAGTTTGGAATGATTTTATAAAAACGGGAGTGTTTAAAGGTTTTAGTGTAGAGGGTGCATTTGCTCAAAGAAAGTTAAAAGATGCGCCTGTTAGCATTATCGAATCAATAGCGGACAGAATACACAATTTAAGAAAAAAAGTGTCTGAGATTGCAACTAAATGAATTTAATGTACTTTATAAAAAAAAGAGAAATGGAAAATAAAAAACAAACATTTAAAGAAGTATTTTCGGACATGAAAGATTTATTTAAAGATATTTTTCAAGACGAAATAAAGGATTTAAAATTTGCTGATTACAAAGCAGCAGATGGTACAATTATAAGATGCGATACTGAAGAAATCGCAGTTGGTTCTAAATTACAAGTAATCACACCAGACGGTGTTATGGAAGTACCGACTGAAGTAACTGAAATGGTTATTATGGTTAATGAGCAACCAATGAAAGTTTATGTAGAGAACGGAGTTGTAAAAGGATTAGAACCTGAAGTAATAGAAGAGGAACCAGTAATGGAAGAAATGAACAGCAATCAAGAGTTTGAAACAAAATTTAATGAGTTAAACGAAAGATTAACAAAGTTAGAAGCTGCATTAGGTTTGGCTAATCAATCAATGGAACAAGCACAAACTAGTATCAACACTCAAACCGATTTAAACAGAAAACTATTTGCTTTAATTGAAAAAGTTGCAGATGCTCCAAGTGTAGAGCCAAAATCAACATCAAAAGAAAATTTTAAAAAAACAAACACAACTACTTCATTAGAAGAGTTTAGAAAACAAGTATTCAAATAATTAATAAATAAAACTAAAAACAAAAAATCATGGCATTTTCATTAGGCACAATGACCGCTTATATCGAAGAGAATAAAGCGGACTTAATCAGCAAAGCGATTTTAGGCGCTAAAACATTAGGGTTGGGAGTTGATATCCGTACAGGAATCAAATCTTCAGCAAAAATCCCTGTATTGGAATCAACTGTTCCATTCCAATCATTAGCTTGTTCTTTTACAAGTTCAGGAACAACAACAATCAATCAAGTTGAAATCGCAACTGTAGGTATTCAGTTTAGTGAGCAGTTTTGTTTGAATGACTTAAACGCTTACTTTACACAAAAGTATTTACCAGCAGGATCAAATGTAGATTCAATGTCAATTGCACAAAACATTATCGACAGAAAAATTGCTCAAGTAGCAAAGAATGTTGAACAAATGATTTGGCAAGGTAAAACAACTTACACTAACTCAACTGTATTAAAACAATTGAATGGTTGGTTATCTACAATTGATACAGCAGGCACAGCAGTAGCAGCAACAGCATCTACTTTAAACTCAACAAACGTATTAACTATTTTTGACGATGTTTATTCAAAAGTACCAGCTGCTGCAATTGCAAATGAGCCAATCGTTGCATTTTGTGGTTATGATACTTTTAGAACATTAGCTGCTAAAATTACTTCAACTTACGGTATTTATGGTTCTCAATACAACACCGATGGTGTGTGGAATAATTGGGAGTTAATGTATCCAGGTACTAACATGAAAGTTATTGCAGTACCAGGTATGAATAATGATAATTCAGTTGATACAGGTTCATTACCAACAGCAGTAAAAAATCGTATTATAGCTACTTACGCTTCTAACTTAGTTTATGGTACTGACTTACAATCTGATAATGATACCATTGAAGCATGGTATTCTCAAGATGACCGAGTTTATAAAGTGTTCGGTTCATTCCGTGCTGGATGTGCAGTTAAATTCATCGACCACGTTGTTCAATATACAAATTCTTAATATTAATCAAGGGAGTGTAACAGCTCCCTTTTAAAAAATTATAACATGTCATGTACTATCATAGAAGGCATAACACTTGATTGTAGACAAGGTGCCGGAGGTATTAAAAAAATCTACTTAGCAGAGTTTGCAGACGTTTCATCAATTACAAGTTCATCGGGTTCAGTTAGTGCAATTACAATGGCAGCAGGCAAAAAGTTTTGGACTGTTGAGGTTGAGTTAGAAGATGCACAATTTGACGAAAATGCAACTGTATCAATTGAGAACGGCACTACTTTTTACGAACAAACATTAACTTTTAGCGTTTATAAAATGACTGCTAAAAACCGAAATATCGTTCGTTTACTAACACAAAATAGATTAATGGTAATTGTTCAAGATGCTGATGATGTTTATCATTTAGCAGGTCAGACAAGAGCTATGCACTTAACAGCAGGTACAAGTTCAACAGGTAAAGCAATGGGAGACAAAAACGGTTACTCATTAACTTTAACAGGGAAAGAACCATTGCCTGCAAATAAAGTAAATTCAGGAGTTATTTCCGGTATTATTTAATTTTCTGTTCGTTTATTTTGATTTCATTAGGGCTGCAAATTGTAGCCCTTTTGTTTTTGCAATCATT